TTGTTTAGTATGTGTATATTGTAGCACCAGAGCGCCGAGTAGTCAACTGTCAATGCAGCCAAAATTTGGAGTCATTGACAGGGAACAATCCAAAAAAAAGTGTTGCATTTCTGCAACACTTTTCCACATAGTGCCAGTGACTAGTTGAACGGCTATGTGTTAAAAGGCATCCCAGTAACGGTATCCTTGTTCCTTGACTTTGGTAAGCACAAGGGTAGAACCATCTGAAGCAACGAAAACATACTTGTTGCCGTTGTCGTCGATCTTCTTAAGATGAGCAGGTTCGAAAACCTTGCTTTCCCAATCAAAGTCGCCAATAGCAACATCTTCGTCATCGTCTGGCTCGTAGAAGTTCTTGTAGTTGATATGGACACGCTTGTTCAGCGGATTACCAGACCATTCCTTTTCTTCAAAGTTAGTTTCAGCCAACTCTTCACCATTAATCATCAGCTTAACTTTATAGCGTGATTCTTCTGAATACTCAGGTTTAGCATTAAGCATCTGCATAGCTTCTTGCGGAGTTTCGTTGAAACGGTTCATTTCTTCAACAAGTGCTTTTAGCATGTCAAAGTTAAACTGTCCAAAAGTTCCAGCAATGCCAATGATTTTCTCAATGTGTTCTTTGGCCTTAAGGTTATCTTCGCAGTATTCACGAATGAATTCTGCTTCAAGTCCTTTGTACTCTAGTGAGTAGAAAATACGACCTGGACGATTTCGCATGTGTTGATTAACACGCCACTTGTCGTTGCAGGTAAGCACGAACAGTTTCTTAGTAGGATACACACCGTCAAGTAGTGTAAGCATCATTTCTTGTTCGTTCTCGTCGTAAACTTTTTCAAACTCGTCGAATACAACAATCACAGGTTGCTCAATGCTTTGGATGAAGGCATTGAACTGTTCGCCACACCACGGTTGGTTGATAACGATAGTAGGAATATCTTGCTCGTAGCCTTTGATAGAAAGCATTTTAGCAAGAAGTGTTTTGCCTGAACCTTTTTCACCAGTAAGCATTACACCGGTAGTTGCAGGACGGTCGTTAAAAGAATGCAAAATACGGTCGGCACGTTTCATAGTATCACCGTAGATCTTGCCTTTAAATTCAAATTTGTCAATTTGTTCAAGGAACATTTGACCTGTCATCTCATTCTTCTTGATAACATAGTTACCGGCAGGAAGTTTGTCACGAAGGTCCATGGCTTCTTTCTTTGAAACCATAAATGAATTGCCTTGTTTTAGAAAATAAGTCATTGTGTAAACTCTTTCAATGAGGGGATAAAAACTTGTATGTGTCTATTATATGCTTAAAGACACATACAGTCAACGCTTTTTGGTTATATGTACCAAATTTCTTTGAAGCCTTCTTCTTCGGTTGGATCTTCCCAACCGGCAATCATGCTGGCAATAACATGATCTGGGATCTCTTTGCCTGGACGGCTCATCAATCGACGCATAAGTTCTTTATGCTCTGGTGTACGAAACACTACGGCAATATGATAATAGTCTGGAAGCATATTAAACTTACGAGCACGACTTTTGACAGTAGTGCTAGTTTGATCCCAAATAATATCTCGACCTTCTGTACGTGCTTCTACAACTTCTGCAGCCATCAGTTCAACTGCTTTAGGCATGAATTCCGTAAACACTTCAGAATAGGTTTTGCCTTGAGCTTTGGCGTATTCCTCTACATGGTGATCAGTAGACACGTACTCCATACCAGAAATCCAATCCTGGTTCCAGACCCATGTAGATTTTCCACTACCTGGGACTCCAATAAGTTGATAACATTTAGGCATTACCAATCCTCCACTCCTGCTATATCTACTGTTACTAGAGATTTACGTGTGCCAATATCCATGTCCATGGTTAATGTAAGCACACTACCAATACCACTGGAATTGTCTGCTTCTAATTTATACCATCTAGCATCAGGAAATTCTTCCATAACTGCTAGAATTTTTTCTACTTCTGTTCGTGTAATATACATTATACTTTCCTATTCAAAATAAAGCCCTTAGAATAGATTAAGAATGCCTTACCGCTCCTAATCATTTGTTTAAAATAATATTCACGATAAGACATTCTTCTTCCTTACATCGTAGGTCCGTTGCCGTTCTTAAAACCAACTTCACCGCCTTCTGCTTCAATACGCTTAATAACGTCTTCAAACAACATAGGAGCAAAGTCTGGTGTTTGCTCTACGCAAACGCAATGGTAACGAGGATCGTTCTCATCACTGTACAAGATCTCTCCAGTACGAACATCAACACCACGCATTTTCTTTACACGGTTGGCGTGTAAGTGTCCGTGGATGTTTACACCAAAGCGGCCTAAACTATCCGGGTGGACCGGAATATGCGACAAGATCATTCCGTTCATAACGTGGTATGCACGTAACTCACGAAAGTATTGTCTATATTCATCGTCACGAAAAATGTCATGGTTACCACGGATCAAGACCTTATCACCATTTAAGCGAGACAAAACTTTTAATGCCTTGCGGTTTATAACCACGTCGCCTAAATGATAAACTTTATCCGTGGGCTTGACTTTTTCGTTCCAAGCCTTGATCATTGCCTCATCCATTTCATCTGGATCAGTCCATGGTCTTAACTTTGTAAAACCATCGTTACGTGTGAAGCGGCATACACCAGCATGACCAAAGTGCGTGTCGCTAACTAAAAATACGCTAGGCATATTGCCCTCCTTTCTTAAAAATCGTTTCTAAATGTTCGCCAATCATCTACGTTTGGCTTTTCGTCAGCATCGTATGTCCAGCCTAGAGCTTTCATCATGCGATGCTTTACAAGCAGGTTGGGCATACGGAATCTTTCAGTGTCTTGAAATCCCATCATGACTCCAACCTCACAGACCGCACCCGACCGGCAAATACCTGCAAAGCAATGAACAATAACATCCATGTGATTGTCCAATGCGTGTTGTAGCAAACGAACAAGCTCTGCGGCCTGCTCATGACTACACTTCATAGCTTCGTCGTCTACATGATCCTGCTCTTCGACATCTAGAAATTCAAACTGATGAACTTCTTTAAATTGATGTTTTGGAGTAGGAAACCAGCTGGCTGGATCCATAATTTGGATCAGCATACTGTTTTCTTTCACGGCAACATGAAATCCTTTTGGAATATCATCTGCCGCACAATTTTGAATCCAAGGCATTTTTACTCCTTTACTTTATTCCAAAAATTAGCTTCCTGTAAAAAAGGAATAAGTTGGTCCATTACCTTTGCGTCGAATCTAACTGTAATGTTATTAGCGGCAAAGTCTCTGAACTCTATAGTATCGCCAGTGTATACAGCAGTCATATACTTAGAGCCATCGGGCCTCATTATTCTCTTTTCTATCAACGGCGCTTTTTCCATGTGTAGTCTACTCCATCTGGACACTTGCCGTCTACAATGCTATCAGCACCAAACTTACCTACAAGTTCCATTCCATTAATTTTAATAGTAACGAACTCGCCTGTTTCTTTTGCCCAGTCCATTGCCAGGGCTAGTGTTTCAAATTCTTTTAAATCTGTTTTGCTTTTTACTTCTATCAAATCTTTCGCTCTTTCTTTTTCTATATGTTTCACTATTACAGTAAGGCCAAATTGCAGGAATTACTGCTTCTTCAATAGCACTAATTTGTTCTGCGGTCAAATGATCCAAATTCCAAACTAGTACTTCAAGTGTGTCTACATTAACTTTGTGTGTCACCGGAAAGTCTAGCACACCTGGTGCTACTCGCTTTTTGCCAATCTTTACATAGTGACTTGGAATTTCTTCCACACCTTCAATAATGTATTTACAGACACCCTCTTTCCATCCTTCTGGGAACATCCATTTGGGTTCCACTTTTTCAACAGGCGTACTGTACAATGTAGCCAAATCAACATCTAATTTTGGACGATGTGTCATATGGCGATTGATTACAGTATTGGTCGCCGCTTTACCAAAATAGAAATTAACTTCAGGGTAGATGTAGTACAAGCCTCTGTGGTTGCCTACTTCTTCTCGGTTAATTGCACCTTCAGTAGTGCTATAGGGTTCGACCCATTCATGGCCCAACTGTTCAAACACTTCTCGAATTTTGGTAAGATTTTGTTTCATCATAGTCTTATTATAGCACCAAAATTTGGTTACGTCAAGTTAAAAAAATAGGGCCCTAAGGCCCTACCAAAAACTGTTGTATTTCTACAACACTTATTTTTAAAGGTCGTAGCGTGGGACCATTACAGTCTTAAGCATGATACCTTCTGGAGTGAACTGATCCAAATCAGCTGACAGCAAAGCTGTCATGATGCTTGGACTAAATCCACTTACAAGTGCCGCACCACTCTTGTCTGACTTGACTGGAACGTTGTCACTTGCGTTTAGGTTCCAGAATACAATTTGTGGAACGGTGTAACCCGCTTCCTCAAACTTGCGTTCGATCATTTCCATTGCGCTATCGTCGAAACGAGCGCATTGGTTGAATTGCATGTCTGACAAGATTAGCAACATGGCTGGCATGTCGCTTTGTGGGACATTGTTCTTAACCGCAACATCTAGAATCTTCTTCATAGCTGCATGTAGGTTAGTACTCATTTCCCAGTTGCTACGGCTCATTTGGTCGCACTTTTCAACAATGTTACCCTTTAGAGTAACTAGTTGTGGCTTGTCTGAGAAAGTCAAGAATGTGTCCTTGAACACGCCCTTGTTCTTATCTGCTAGGTACAAACCTAGTGAAACTGCAACGTCCAAACAACGAACGTTTGTGTTCTTACCTGCTGGGCAAGTCATAGAACCTGAAACGTCAACGATTGGCATGATGCTTGCATCACCCACGTAGTTTGGCAAAGCGTCCCATTGTGCGATCACATGGTCAGTCTCGGTCTTGTCCAGCTTGGTGTAGCTGTGAGCAATGCCCTTCAACACATCATGTGGGAAGATTGCGTTGGCGTTAACCTTAACAGTCTTATCACCACTTACCAACTTGGCAACATACTCTGCAAATGCAGGTGTGTGACGGTTGAATGCCTTCTTGTAGATGCGAGCAGCTACAGAAGGAACGTGACTGAAGTTGATGTTATCCCAATCTCCTGCACACATTTGGGTTTCAACAACCTTTGTAAGTGCCACAAGGCTCTTACGGTATTGCTTTGGAGTCATGCCAAAGAAGGCACGAATCTCAGCGGCAATTTGACCCTTACGAGGAGTCCACTTTGCAGCCAAACCATTCTTAGCACGTAGGGCATCGCCCAACATTGTGTAAGCGGCTGACTTTAGAACTGGCGAAGTGAAGACAAAGATGTCATCCCAACGACCAACCTCTGGAATCTTCTTCAACAGAGACAAAGCGGCGTCTGGGTCACGCTTTTCTAGATGTACTAGAATGTCTCGGAACAGTTGACGTTCACCTGCACCACCACGGACATCACGTGCCCATTGTGCGATACGAAGTGCTACATCACTATTTTCTACGTAAGCGGCTGTAAAGTCGCCTACAATGTTCTTACCACGGCTTGCACCGATCTTGTAGAACAGGTCAACAGTTGCCTTAGCAGTTGACTTGCGAGCCTTCATGCCATTGGCAGTACGGGCTTCTTGATTTGCGATTGCGTTAACAAATGCGTTCATATGTGTGTCCTTTCAGAATGTGTTTTTTTTCGATATGCTTGAAAATTAAAATTGCTGTTAACATTCTATGTTTAACAGGATAGCCGGAACGGTTTTTATTTTCTGCTTGGCCCCATCCCCTGTATATTGGTTCAGTTCCCCAAGCCTATCATGTTTTAATCTGTACATGAACATAGTTGTCTTTCCAACGTCATTAGTTCCATTAGCGTCCTGTATTGCTACAGGATATAAAAGCTTCACCTTCAAAGCCTTGCGGCTCCAGTGTCACTAGCCTTGCGGGCCACCGTCTACTACATTAAGTGCTGTCGTTAAAGTAAAGGTTGCTGTTTCTATCCTAAGAAATTAGCAGGTTAGTTGGTGCCCACTCTTTTACATGTTTGAGCTACATGTTTGATAGGCTATGAAGTTATCTCTGCCCATCCTTTGATACGGCTATTAACCGTGAAGTTTGCTGTAACTAACCTAAAATCTTACAATAAGTCTATTGTATAATAATACCCTATGGGTGTCAATTAATTTTGGTAATATTGTGAAATTAAATTTGCGTGATACTTGCCCAAAAATGTGTGTGTCTGTAAACAGAGTAAGTTGTTACTTGCTCGGTTATATATTCTCACATCATTATGAAATCCTGGGCCTACAAAGTCAAAGTAAAAATCATTTAAGAATCGATTATTACCTTTACCTTGTTTGAGTTGTTCGACTATAATATCGAACGCAAGTCTGTTCCAAGAAAATATTTCTTCATCCTTTCTTAAAATATGTACAGAGTTTGTTCTGTGTACAAAGTCAGAATGAAAAACATTTAAATGAGTACTGGGACTCGGATGTTTCCAATCAACCATGAAGCAAGGAATATCTAACACGTGAGCTAGATGTGCCATCCCGCCTTCATAAGTTATCATTGCTTGGCAGTCTTTCGCCAATATTTCTATTTTGTTCTCTAGACTATAATATGGATCGTCTAGTGTAACAACTTCGTAGCCAATAGACTTTATCCATGCAAATATTTTAGCCCAATAGTCTAATGGACGATTGCGACACCACGGCCATTCATTTTTTCCCGAAGTGTCTTCTTCAAATGCTGTAACAACAGCAATGTATTTTTTATTAATGTGTTTATTAATTTGTACAGGACTGCCTTTTAAAATCACTGAATGTGTTTTATAGTAGTCTGTTAATACTTTTAAAGGCCAACCAGTATTATCTAATTCGCCATTATGTTCAATTTTTTTAAGTTCTAGTTTCTCTTGAGGTATTCTCAAAATTTTAATATATTCTCTCAGCTTATCATAAGTCTGATTCTCATTACTAGTACCTAAGATAACTTTTGGAGGTAACAAAGTAAGGAATGATAATAGACATAAATTATCACCCAGACCCACGCTGTGAGTATTATTAAGTTCTAATGTTATTTCTGGCATCGTTCAAAATAAGTTTGGCAATCAATACAGAATTTGCACCCAGTTATTGCTTCTTGTCTTGCTTTAGGAATTTCTTCACCGCATTCTTCGCAATGGCTTAGACTTGGACCTGTACCTATTTTTTTTCTTATTTTGTCGATGGCTTCAAAATTTCGTTGTAAACTTAGAATCTGAGCAATCTCTGCTTCTTCTTCATTGTTATATTCAACGTTATCTAAATCTGACATCTACTCTTCCTTGTTTGGTACCTGGACACGGTTTCGAACCGCGGACCTTCGCCGTGTAAAGGCGTTGCTCTACCCCTGAGCTATCCAGGCAAATTATTTTACTTTACGAATATATTCTGGACCAATTTTGCCTTCTTGGAATTCCATTAAGGCAGTAACTGGTGTATGAATGTGTTCAAATCGTGTACTGCTAGATTGTTGTCTGCGGATTTCTCTTGCACGAGCAGCGGCCATCAAAACCAAATTAAATCTATTGCCGCCTGCGTTCTCTACACACAGATCCA